ACTATGGAGCTAAAGGCTCTGAGGCTTCTTTCAAACTTTTGTTCCGTGTACTTTTCGGTAAAGAAGTTACAGTTGATTATCCAGCGAAGCAAATGCTTCGTGCATCTGACGGTAAATGGAACCAAGACGTTTCTGTTTTCTGTAAAATCTTAACTGGGCATCCAAATGATCCTATCGGTAAAATCGTTGATGTAGTTACACCTACTAAAATCATTCGTGTTCTCGTTGATCGTCGTCAGTACGTTGAACTCGAAGTTGATCGTGTAGTTAAAGTTTCTGAAAATATCTACGAATACTTTATCGATCGTCGTTTCTTCGGTAATATTTCTGTTGGTGATAGAATCCGTTACAGAGACGATGTCAATGGTATCTACTTTACTGCAGAGATTATGTCTACGACTTCTACCCTTGAAGTTCAGAAAGCAGGATCAGGATTCAAAGTAGGTGACTTATATAACATCAAAAACTTTGATGGATATGGTTCCATTATGAAAGTCGTTCGTGTAGATACTAATGGCGGTATTCTACAGGCGCAGTTTATTAAGTTTGGTGTTGGATATACTACAGACTTCACTACCACAATTTCTGCGAAAAGTGGACAGGATGTAGCTGGTACTGCTGGCACAACAATTCAGAGAATTGATACACCGCAACTAGGTGGACATGTATTAACTAACCTAACTATCACCGATAGAATGGATGGTTTCTCTGAATCTGGTACGATCAACACAGCAGATTATAGCTTAGCTGCACAACCAGTTCCATTTACTGGAACTGTAAATTTAACAGCAAATAGTTCTACTGTAACTGGAACAGGATTCTCCACATTAAACTTCGGTGATATTTTAACCTTACCAGCTGGTTTATATACAGTAGGTAAAATTAATAGCAGCACTAGCTTAGTTTTAGTCAGCTCTCCATATTCATTAACAGGACATATCAATGTAACAACTTCTTCATCCACTGTTACTGGAACGAATACTGTATTTACAACAGAAGTTGCTGTAGGTGATTATCTTTCTTTACCTAACGGATTGTATGCTGTTCAGAGTATCACAAATGATACAACTTTGGTTCTAACTTCAGTTTATACTGGAACTTCTCAACCATTACTCCCTGTCACTAAAGTTACTCCGACTGCTTATGGTGGTACAACTGCTAGTGGAGTCACACCAACAGTTACAACTCGCCCACCAGTTTTGGATGGTGCATTTGCTGGTATCGTTCTTCGTGAGTATGGTATCAGTAACGTGGACGCTGCTGCTACTCTCGTGGATCCTGCTATTATTAAATGTTCTCTTGGACCATTAGCAAAATATCCAGGTTATTACGTTAACAACGACGGCTTCTTAGATGATGCTATTTTTATTCAAGATAGTCGTTACTATCAGTCATACTCTTATGTTATTAAGATTGACGAAGCATTAGATTCATATAAGACTGCAGTTAAGAATTTGATTCACCCAGCTGGTATGGCTATCTTCGGTGAATATGATATTCGTAACGAATTCGATATCAGCGAACAACTAGAATCTCTAATTAAGATTCTTAACATTAACGCTAAAGACAGCGTTACATCTGCGACTCTTATAGAAATTAAAGACATTGGAAAATATTTTGACGATCAGACTCTAAACGGAGATTTATTCGCTGAAGGTCAATATGTTACAATGCAAGAAATCGGTTTGACTCTGGATGGCACTAGAACGATGCCATACATGACATTAAGTAAACCGATTGACGGAACAAACTTAAACTATGATGGCGTAGCTGAACCACAACAGATTTCATTATCTGATGGTGGTGATGATCAGACTTCTGCAAGAACTATGCCATACATTGATATGGTTAAGACCCTTTCAGTCAATCACCTTATCAACGATAATGTAACTCAAGATACTGAATCCGTCTTTATGCTAGACGGAGGTGATGTTCAAGATTCTACTAGAACTAATCTTAAATTTGATCAGACTAAACTTTTAGATTCTACACACCTAAATTACGATCTAGCGTATGATGATGAAAGCATTTCTTTAGTCGAACAGGCTATCGGATATGGCTATTCTTCGTTAGTTAGAACAGGCGCTGACATCATTGATGTTACTAAAAATATCGCAGCAGGACATTATATTAATGATGGCGTTACAACAGACTCTGAGAATGTAACTCCAAGCGATACAGATGCATCTAGTGCAACTGACCTAAATAGAACGACACCTGCCTTTTCTTTAACCACAACCTTCCTTGATGCGTATTATGACTCTGGTACGACTACATATTCGGGGGATAACGCTGTAACAGCAACGGACTCTGGCGGTACAATGGACGTTAATCCATACGCAGAGGCTGGGTGGTTTTTGAATGATAGTGGCTTATATGTAGGAAACCCTATCACCTTCTCAGGTTAAAAATTTACTCAAATAGGAGAATTTTATGGAATTACAAGAACAAGGATTAAAGATTACTGGCGATGTGAACTTAAAGGTTTTCGCTGAAGATGGTAGTCTAAAAGAAGAACGCCAGATTAAAAACCTAGTTGTTACTGTTGGTAAGAACTATATCGCTAACCGTATGCAATCTAACAGCGTACAAAGCGTTATGAATACTATGGCTATCGGTACTAACTCTGCAACCCCAGCAGTAGGTAACACTACTCTAGGTGTTGAAGCTGGTCGTGTAGCTTTGGCTTCTTTCTCTGCATCTGGCAACCAAGTTACTGCAACTGCTACTTTCCCAGCAGGTACAGGTACTGGTGCTATTACTGAAGCGGGTATTTTCAACCCATCTTCAGCTGGTGCTTCTGGCGGTAACATGCTTTGCCGTACCACTTTCCCAGTTGTTAACAAGGCAGCTGGTGACTCTATCGCTGTTACTTGGGTTATCACAGTAAGTTAATTTTCGGGCTTCTAAATGGCTACAACTTCATCTTTATTGAAGTCTCCACTTCATAATTCTATTGCTCAGGCGTTATACGACGAGATTCAGAATAGAAATGCGAGATATTACTACTTCCTAGGTAGAACTCTAACTTGGGACGATGATGCTGTCCCTCCATATCCTATCGATAGCTTTGACTACGAGTTACAAACACGTAACGAAATTATCACAATGAAGGAAATCAAATCAACAGACGTTGCATTCGTGACGAATCGTGTTGATTGGGTTTCTGGTCAGATTTGGGATATGTATGACGATCAATATAGTGATGAAGTTCAAGGCATCAACCTAATTTCTGGTGGATATGGTTACTCAGATCCACCAACTATCACCATCTCTGGTGGCGGTGGAACAGGTGCTGTTGCTGTGCCAACTATTGCAGACGGAGTTATTGTTTCCATTGATATGGTAAACAAAGGGCGTGGATACACTTCCAGACCGACAGTTACTATTACTGGTGGCGGTGGTGAAGGTGCTGCTGCGTCAGCTATTGTAAATATTGCATATTCTGGCGCACAGCGTTTAGAAGACATCAACTGTGTTGTTATGACAGACGAGTACAACGTGTACAAGTGTCTAGACAATAACAACAATGCTGTTTCTACTTACAAGCCAATCGGTACTGTTGTAGATCCAGTTATAATGCCAGACGGATACATGTGGAAATACTTGTATAGTATTCCTATCGCTCTTCGTAACAAATTCTTGACAGACGTTTACATGCCTGTCGTTAACTCACTACGTTCACAGTTCTATTCTGGTGGTGAGATTCTTAACGTAGTTCTTGAGAACAATGGACAAAACTATACCTTTGCCAACATTTCTGTTTCTGGCGATGGATATCGTGAAGCAGATCCATTGATTTTACAGAACGTGCAAATTAACACACCTGGAACTGGATATACTTCTGGTGCTACTTGTACGATTGATCCACCATTCGCTGGTGCTAATGCTTGGACTGATGGTATTGCTATTTTGCTAGGACAGAAGGTAGAGTATAATAACAACTTATATGAAGCAGCTAGATCAGGTGTGATGGCTTCGCCAGCCCCTACTCATAAATCAGGTATCGTAGAAAATGGTACTGCAGCATTAAAATATATCGGCAGCCGTGCCACAGGAACAGTAACTGTATCTGCTGGACAAGTAACTGGTATTGTATTAAATGGTTCTATTTTAGACATTATTATTTCTAACCCTGGATCTGGTTACACGTCTGCACCACTTGTCAATATTACTGGTGGTGGTGGTTCTGGATTCGTCGGTGCTGCTACTATGAGTGGAACTGGTGTGTCCAAAGTTGTTATATCGGACTCTGGCAACAACTTCACTTCTGTTCCAACTGTAACATTTGGTACTCAGTGGACAGCTTCTACTGCATATACTGTAGGTAAACAAATTTGGTATTCTAACCGACTATACACTGTTACTACTGCAGGAACAACTAGCTCTACTGCTCCTACACATACATCAGGCGCAGCATCTAACGGAACTGCGATATTAACATATGTAGGAACTCCAGCTACTGCTACTGCTACGTTAAAGTATGGTTCTGGATATTCTTCTCTTCCTGCTATTTCTATCCAACCAGTTTCTGGTGGTGCTGGGGCGAAGGCATACTTTGTTGGCGTTAAATCTGAAGCAAAATTATTGCCTATTGTGCAGAGTGGACAAATTGTTGGAGTTCAAATTGACGATGGTGGTATTGGCTATACCTATGCAAACTTGTCAGTGACTGGCGATGGAACTAATGCTTCTATCAGAGCGGATCTATCTCCAGGTGATATTAATACACTTCAAGCGAACACTGAGTTGTTGACTCCAGATGGTCGTATTATGGCATACCCAGTTGTTTCTGGAGGTTTTGGATATGGTAATGATCCACAGATAACAATCGAGGGCGATGGAAGTGGTGCAGCAGCACATGCTATTGTTGAGGGTGGATCTATCAAGAAGATTGTAGTTGATAGTTACGGTACTGGATATCGTTGGGCTAAAGTTACAGTCGGTGGTTCTGGATACGGTGCTAAAGTTAGAGCAGTTCGTGCACCATACGGTGGTCACGGTAAAGATCCTATCGTTGGTATGTTTACAAGAACTTTAATGTTCTATACAAACATTTCTAAAGACACCAACCAAGGTTTCAATGTGAACAACGACTTCCGTCAATTGGGCATCATTAAGAACCCACGTCAGTTCGGTTCTTATGGAAACTTAAAGAGTTCATTAGCTTCTGCTTGTTATGTGCTAACAGGGTTTGTTGATACTGGAGCATTCGAACAAGATATGTTGTTAACACTTGGTAATAGTTCTGGTGCTAGATTTAGAATCGTTGCACTCACTTCTACTGGTATGTTGGTGCAGTCTCTTGATAATGCAGTTCCACAGGTTGGTAATATTCTATTAAATCCGACATCAAATACATTTGGAGTTGCTGGTGTAGTTGAGCCAACAGCAGATAAATATTCTGGTCACTTATTGTTTATTGACAATAAGCAAGCGTTCACACCAACTGCAGACCAGACAGTTACATTAAGAACTGTTATCAAGTTCTAATAAATAAAAAATAACTTAGAAGAGTAAAAGAATGATCGACTTCAATACCGAACCGTATAACGACGACTACGACGAGAATAAGAAATTTTATCGTATTCTGTATCGCCCGTCCTTTGCTGTACAGGCTCGTGAACTTACTCAAATGCAGACTATTCTGCAGAACCAGATTTCTCGTCACGGCTCAGCAATTTTCAAACAGGGTGCAATGGTTATCCCTGGACAATGTTCTGTTGAAACAGTAACAAACCAAAGCAATGGCGCAGACTATGTAAAACTTCAGGTATCTTATAACGGAGTTGCTGTACAGACTTTCATTTCTGCTCTACAGGGTAAAGTTATTATTGGTTCTTCTGGGCTAAAGGCTGTTGTTGTTAAGGCGCAAGACGCTGAAGGAACAGAGCCAACAACTCTTTACATCCGTTATCTAAATTCTGGCGATAACAACACATCTAAAGTATTTTCTAATAATGAGGTTATCCACACAGAAGACGAAATCTATTATTTCCAAGCAGCGTCTTCTGCTGCTACTGGCAAAGGTTCTTTAGCAACTATTACTCGTGGTGTATACTACATCAACGGGCACTTCGTTTTAGTTGAAGACCAAACAATCGTTCTTGACAAGTATACAAATACGCCATCTTACCGTATCGGTCTTCAAGTAACAGAATCTATTAAGACCGCAGAAGAAGACGAAACATTACTAGACAATGCGCAAAACAGCTACAACTTTGCTGCTCCAGGTGCGCATCGTTATTACATCGATCTAACTTTATCTAAGTTAGATGTTAATTCTACAAGTGACTTAAATTTCATCGAATTGATTCGTGTAGTTAATGGAAGTATTAAGACAATTGTAGATAAGACAGAATATTCTTTTATCGGAGATACTTTAGCTCGTCGTACATTTGATGAGTCTGGTGATTATACTGTTCGTGAATTTGGTATTGATGTTCGTGAACACAGAAACAATAATCGTGGACAGTGGTTGCAAAACACAGCGTATCTCTATGGAGATATCGTAACAAATAGTGGTAATACATATGTTGCTAAGACTTCTGGCAACTCTGTTACTACTGCTCCTGTACATTCTAGTGGCACTGCTTATGATGGTCCAGGTTCTACTGGTATTAAGTGGGAATGGACTAACAACCCAATTTACAATCGTGGTATTTACACTGCCGAAGATGGTGGTGATGCAACTAAACTAGCTATAGGTATCGAAGCTGGTAAGGCATATGTTCGTGGTTACGAGATCCAAAAGGATTCTACTACATACGTAAACGTAGATAAAGCACGTGACTATGCACAACAAATTGCTGCTGTTGTACAACCAACTGTTGGTAACTACGTTCTTGTCACTAACGTAAACAATCTTCCACCAGTTGATACACTGGAAACTATTTCTTTACGTGATCAAGTCGCTGGTTCAGGCTCACCTGGAACTGCAGCTGGTTCACAGGTAGGTACTGCTCGTGTTCGTTTTATGGAATGGCATGGTGGTGCTTCTTACGGTTCTACAGCAGTTTACAAATTAGGTTTGTTTGATATTCAAATGAACTCTGGTAAAGACTTTAACCGTAATGTTAAATCTTTCTACTATAGCGTTTCTTCTGGTGACCCTAACGTATCGTTCGAAGCTGACATCAACCCAATCACAACTGCTTTGGTTGGTTCTATTACTGCTTCTAGCGGAACTGTTACTGGTACAGGAACATCTTTCCAGACAGATCTAGTTTCTGGCGATTACGTCGTTGTTGATGGAACAATGTATCGTGTTACTGCAACACCAGGTTCACAGAACTCATTATCTCTAAACACAGGTACGTTTACAGGTAAGGCATTCTCTCTAGCTACAACACAGCTACTAGAAACACAAAAAGCATCTTTGATTTTCCCATTACCTAATACGACAGTTCGTTCTCTACGTTCTGCAGGTACTGGTGGTATCAACAATGCAACTTATATCACATACCAGAAATTCACTCAGAATGCTTCTGGTACAACTCTGTCTTTAAGCACTTCTGGTACATTCGGCTCTGCTTCTGGTTCTACAAACTATATCGTTGTTGATAATGACATCACTTCTGGTGGTGCGATTATTAACCCAGTTAGCATTGTTCCTACTGGATCTTCTGTAACTATTACACTACCTTCACCACAGTCTGGTCACTCAATGACTGTTATTGCAGCAGTACAACGTAATGGTTCTGCGTTCGAGAAGACTAAGACGCTGACTAGCGCAACTGAAACATTCACTACTCAGGCTGCAGCACAACAGGCAATTATATACCTAGACAAAGCTGACGTATTAAGAATCACTAGCATTAAGGCAGCTCCAGGTGCTGCTTTCGGTACAACACCAGCTTCTTCTGCTTATACATTGGACATTTCTGATCGCTACGATTTTGATAATGGTCAGAAAACTACTCACTACGATTGGGGTAGCTTGGTTCTTAAACCATCTTATACTGCCCCATCAAACCCAATTCAAGTAACATACGAATACTTTGAACATGGTGTTGGTGATTATTTCGATGTTAACTCTTACAGTAACATCGAGTACACTTTGATCAACCCAATGTTGAGAGATTCTCTCGATTTTAGACCACGTGTAGCTAACAAGAGCGCAGGTACATTGAAGAACTTCATTTCTACTGGTTCTTCTCTTTGTGGCGTTCCAAAGCGTGGTGAAAACGTAACGACAGATTACAGCTTCTACCTATCACGTAAAGATAAAATAGCTATCGACTTTAACGGTAAGATTTTTGATATTCGTGGCGTCGCAGCGGTTGAACCTGGAGAGCCATTGGATCCTTCTCAGGGTATGATTATTTACAATCTTACACTGAAACCATACACAATAAACACTGACGAGGTTTCTTACGTTAAAGTAGATAACAAACGATACACTATGCGTGATATCGGTAAATTAGAAACACGTATCAATAATCTAGAATACTATACTTCTCTATCATTGTTAGAAACAGACACTCAGTCTATGAAGTTGACTGACTCTAAGGGTATGGATAGAATGAAGAACGGATTTGTTGTAGATAGCTTCTCTGGTAGCGACACTGTTGGTGATCCAACTAAAGTTGACTACTTCTGCTCTATCGACAAAGAGAAAGGACATCTACGCCCATTCTATACTATGAGCAATGTCAATTTGTTAGAAAAGAACTCTAACAACACACAACGCTCTAGCTCTAATTATCAGTTGAATGGTGACATTATCACCCTTCCTATTCTTAGCACTCCAGTTCTAATTAAACAAGAATATGCTTCTCGTTTAGAAAACATTAACCCATTCGCTATTATCACATTCTTGGGTAATGTTGAAATTAACCCACCAACAGACGACTGGTTCGAGACAACTACTCTTCCAGACCCATTTGTTAATAAAGTTGAAGGTAACTATAATGTTATCCGCACGATGGCTATCGCAGCTGGTATCATCAACGGCGAAAACAATTATGGTACTGTTTGGGGACCATGGAGAACTGATTGGATCGGACAACCAATTGGAACAGGTAAAACTACTACATACGAAGCCGATCGCCGAGGTGGTGATGGCGGTGCAGCACTAGACGCTAGATTCGGTCTTGGACCAAGAGCATCTGGCTGGGCTCATCGTGTTGTTACTACAGAAACTGTAGCTACTCCAGTTGGACAGGCAAGAGAAGGTATTAGAACTACTCTAAAAGAATCTTACAGTTATGAAAATGTGGGTGAGCGTACTGTTTCTAAGACAACTATCCCTTACATTCGTTCTAGAAATGTATTGGTTCAGGTTCGTGGTTTGAAACCACAGACACGTTTCTACAGCTACTTTGATGATGTTGCTGTCAGCAGCTATGTAACAGCAGCTTCTAAGTTGGTTTATACTCCAACAAACTCAGTTACATTCGATACAACTTCTAATGTCGGTGGTTCTGCTTCTGAAACTAAACGTAGAATTGCAGGCGATTCTCAAGTTTGTTTGAATAAAGGTGATGTTATCACAACTTCTAACAACTCTGGTTCTGCGGTTGTTGTTGGTACTCACGTTGATCCAGACACTGGTGCTTATATCTTAGACGTTGTGAATATTATCGGCACGATCTCTAACGGACAATCTTTCACAGGTTCTGTTTCTGGCGCTACTGGTACTGTTGTTTCATTAACAGCTCAGTCTACTCTGATCACAAATAAGAATGGTGACTTAAATCTTCTGTTCAATATCCCTAACACCGATGCGGTTCGTTTCCGTACAGGCGGTAGAGAATTTAAGTTGATCGATGCAGCTACATCTACTGGAAGCTGGACTTCTCGTGGTCGTGCGATCTATCGTGCTGAAGGTGTTCTAGAAACTAAACAAGGTGTTGTTAATGCAGTTCGTAATGCTGAATTGGTTCGTGAGGTTATCGGACCAAACGATGACCCATCTGCACGTCAAACAATCTATCAAACTTCTGAGCGTGTAGTTTCAGATACTGGCTGGTATGATCCATTGGCTCAATCGTTCTTGGTTCAGCAAAAGGGTGGTGCATTCTTAACTGGTATTGATATCTTCTTTGCTACTAAGGATGACCGCATTCCAGTAACTCTAGAAATCCGTGAGATGGTTAACGGATATCCAGGTAAGAATGTTCTTCCATTCAGCCGTACAACATTGAAACCAGAACAGATTAATCTATCTTCTACCATGGTAACATTGTCTAATGGTGCTGCTGTAGATTATCAAGTTCCAACTTTCGATACACCTACACGTTTCAACTTCACTACTCCTGTTTATGTTCAGGATAATGCAGAATACTGTTTCGTTCTACAATCAGATTCCAACAACTACAAAGTTTGGGTTTCTGCAATGGGAGACGAGATCCCAGGTTCTTCTGGTAGAACAATTTCTCAGCAACCATATGCTGGTGTTATGTTCAAGTCTCAAAACGCATCTACTTGGACCGCTGATCAGAACCAAGATATTAAGTTTACAATCTATCGTGCACAGTTTGATACTACTGCAGTAGGTAATGTCCAGTTCGTAAACGACGTTCTACCATACGACTTCCTAGGAACTGATCCATTCCAGACAGCTTCTGGAAGCACTACTGTTCGTGTATGGCACACTAACCATGGAATGTACTCTGGTTCTTCTGTGACTATCGATGGCGTAGCTGCAGCAGTTAATGGTGTTCCAGCTGCTGAACTGAATGGCACTCACGTAATCGGTAACGTAGACAAAGACTGCTACACATTCACTGTTACAACTGCAGCTACTTCTAGTGGTTACGGTGGTGGCGCTCTTGCACGTGGCACTAAGAACATTAACTATGACTTAGTTAACCCATCTATCCAGATGCAGACTTTCTCTGATACTAAGTGCACTTTCAATATCTCTACTACTAGCGGTAAGTCTATCGATGGAACACAGACTCCATATCAGGCAGACACAACGACTACACCTTGCTTGGTGAAGGAAGATAACTACTTCGACTCACCTCGTGTTATCGCTTCTGAAGTTAACGAAAATACACTAATGGGTGGTAATAAGTCTGTGACATTCACATGCTTGTTATCTACTACAAACGATTCAGTTTCTCCAGTTATCGATACTTCTAGAGCTAGTTTGGTAGCGATTTCTAACATCGTTAACTATCCTACTGAGACTAATACGAACGTAGCAGCGCTAGATGTCAAACAGTTATTCACTGGAGCGACTGGTACATTTACTTTTAGTTCTACTGGTTTCTCATCTACTAATGCTACAGTAAGATCTGCTATGGCTGCTATCGGTATCGGACGCTATGTAACTATCGCTTCCGCTACAACAGCTGGTAATAACGGAACTTACTTAGTTACTGGATTCACAGACGACGGAACAACCGCTACTATCACTCTAGGAACTAACACTTCTGGTGGTTCTTTCAGCGGAACTTCTGAGTCTTCAGCTAGTGGTACAACAGTTTCAGTTCGTGAGTTGTTCTACGACGAAATCGCTCCAGACGGTAGCACTACTCTGAGTTCTTTCGTTACAACTCCAGTTAAATTTGCAAATCCATCTACATACTTGAGAGTTCGTTTCGCAGCGAATATTCCTACAGAAGCTGATTTGTTGGTTTATTACAAGACTTGCACTGGCGATAAAACTCAGCTAGATACAACTAAATATACATTATTGTCACCAGATGCGTCAGTTAAGAAGGTTGAGTTGGGTGATACAACATTCACCGATATGGACTATACACTAACTGGTATGCCTGCATTTGATACATTAGTTGTTAAGATTGTAATGAAATCTACAAATAGTTCTGCAGTTCCGCTAGTTAAGGACTTGAGAATTATTGCCTGCCCATAATGAATTACTTAAAGGTTCAGGGACATAATGGCTTGGTTAGAGACATCTCTAGCGGAGCCATTATAAATACAAACAGGACAGAATATGAGGAATATATGGAGAGAGTTAGGCTGGCGGATGAAAAAGACCAGCTAATTTCTCAACATACAGATGAGATAAATAATATGAAGAATGAGTTGCGAGAAATTAAAGATCTTCTCATAAAACTCGTAAACAAATAAGTTGAAAAAGGATCCTAAATGGCAAGCATTTCCGCACCATCAATTACGCTAAGATCTACCAAGGGTAGCCCTCTTACAAACGCCGAAGTAGATGCTAACTTTACCAACCTTAGCAATGCAATCCAAACTGGTCAAACTGCAGCTTCTTACACTGCAGCCGACGTTCTAGCCAAACTTATCACCGTAGATGGTGCAGGTTCTGGTCTAGATGCAGACTTGCTAGATGGTTATAATCAAGACACAGCGAACACAGCCAACACTATCGTTCGTCGTGACGCTTCTGGCAACTTCTCCGCTGGAACTATTACTGCCTCGTTGAGTGGTAGTGTAACTTCTTCCAGCGTCACTATTACTGGCGGTACTATTACTGGTATTACCGACATAGCCATCGCTGATGGTGGTACTGGAGCATCTACTGCAGCTGGTGCTCGTACTGCTCTAGGTCTAGCGATCGGTACAGACGTTCAGGCATACGACGCAGAATTAGCAGCTTTAGCTGGTACTACTTCTGCAGCTGATGCAGCGCCATATTTTACTGGTTCTGGTACAGCTAGCACTTATACAGTAACTTCATACATGCGTGGTTTGGCTGGATCTGCTGCAGCTTCTAACGCTCGTTCTACTTTGGGTCTAGCGATCGGTACAGACGTTCAGGCATATTCTGCTGAACTTACTGCTACTGCTGGTTTAGCAACAACTGGTATTATGATCCGTACTGGTGCTGGTACTAAGACAACTAGATCTCTAGCAGCTGGTGCTGGTATCTCTATCTCTAACACTGATGGTACTGCTGGTAACCCAACAATTTCCGCTTCTGTTACATCTGTTCAAGGTAACACTGGTGCAGTTATTGTTTCTGTTCCAGTTACATCTGTTCAGGGTAGCACTGGTGCTGTTATTGTTACTAACGTCGGTGGTCATGCTGGTGGTCACGCCCATGCAGCATCTTATGTTGGTTGGGGTGGTGTACAAGGTTCTCCACACGCTTTATCACAGTTCCATAATAACTTGGGTAACTATGGTGGATGGGTTCCAGCTAACACTAAGGTAAGTCACACCGCTGGTCATGGTGGTAGCGCAGGTTTCAACTTCGGTAATGCTGGTCACTATCAGAACTTGTTTGGTTTGCGTTTCGTTGGTTATCAAAACCACGGACAACCAAACCATAGTCACTATGGTTTGAACTGCCATGCTAGATTCCACATTGACACTGGTCACCACATCGATCCAAACTTACACCAATATAACTGTGTTAACTGCAACTGCAATTGCTAATAAGGTCTAAGAATGTTAAAATATAAATTCAAAATTATTAATCAGGACGGCTACAGAGCAGCAATGAAACCTGTTCTGGGTGTTGAGGGTAAAGAAGTTGGCGATCCAAGTATTATAACTGATCCAGCTGCATTTCAAGCAATTATCGATGCATATCATGCAGAACCAGAACAATTCACTTGGACTGTTACAGTAGATGGTGATATTATTTCTGTAGTGTTTGTTAATGATAATGCTACAGATATGGGTTATCAGTATAAGTTCGATTATAATGTCTTAAGACAGTTAGGTTCTGCTAATACTCTTTGGAAAGTTAATAAAGAATTTTTACGTGACCCTAAAGAATTTGTTGATGAGTTTAACTTCGTGAATATGTTCCAACAGTCATTCGATAGTAAAATCAAAGAATGGGGAACTATTGAGGAAATGGTAGACTTAAAATTCTACTTACCGAAAGATAACTGCCCGATGGAAGATATGGTCGTTGTTGTGCCTAAACCTCTTTCTTGGACTGAACCATTACACCCACAGATCGATCCAGCAAACGTAGACCCTTCTAAAATGGCTGACACAACTATCATCGTCGCTGGCGATATGGTAAATGTAGGTACGGTTGATCAATTCGAGGAACTAATTCCTTCAGTCACAACTACATCAACTCCTTCTAATGGGTTTATTAGAGTAGATGTTACATCTGATATTGGTACATTATATCTAGAACCTGAAGTTGGTTCTGTAAGTAAGACTAAATTAGAGATGGTAGATGGCCATGCGTCATTTAAGGTTATTACTACAGGATTGGAAACAGGAGAC